GGTATCCTGGGCGGAGAGCGTCGCCCCGCTACGCACCACATACTGATTGGGCAGCCTGATTTTCAGGGTGTCACCGACCTTCGCGCCCTGCTGAGCGAAGCGGTCGTCGTAGTCCCGCGTAATCGTGCCCACGAAGCTCAGCTTCTGGTGCAGCACGCGCAGCGCCTCCCGCGTCACGGCGGTGGCGCTCAAAAGGGTGTTTGGCATCGGTTGTCCTTTGATGATGTTGGGGAATGCGCCGGACGCGCCGAGGCGCGGGCTCACCGCCCGCGCGTAGTCGGTCTGTCCTTCGGATGGCGCGGAGACGTCGCCCCCGTCCGGCGTGCTCCCGCGTGGGAGGCCGGAGGGGCGTTAAAGACGTAGAGGTCAGCTAGCCAGCGCGCAGACGGTCAACAAGGCAGGGGTAGAGAGGCCGCGCGGTCGCGTCTTGAACGGGTCCTTCCATCACCGCCCGCTCATCGTCTGTGCGTTCCGCCGCCGCATCCACTCCTTGGCCGCAAGTTCATCCCGCAGACCGCCGGCTCCGCCACCCGCGCCGGCCACGCTCACGGCTGGGCGCAGCTCGCGGGCCCGGGCGGCGGCGGCCTCATCGGCCGTCTGGTCGGCTTTCCAGGCCTTGTGCAACAGCTTCCAGAGCCTGGGGTCCGCAGCCTCGGCCAGCTCCTCCATCGTGACGCCGAAGGCCCGGGCGTAGTCGACCAGCTTCGCCGCCGTCTCCGGCGACCAGCCCTCGATCTCCTGCCGCAGCGCCTGGCCGGTCCGCGCCATGGCCTCTGCGGTCTCGCGCGCCCGGCTCAGTTGTTCCTGCGCTTCGCTGCGCCCAGCTGCGTCGGACAGCACCGCATGCGCCTCGACCAAATCGGTCCGCCGCGCCCAGGCGGCCTCCGCGCCCTCCCGGTCCTGCGCCGCCCAGGCGTTCCAGTCGACGCCGTCATAGGCCTCCAGATCGTCTTCGATCAGCGCCAGACGCATCCGGTCGCGGCTCAACGTGCGCTCCGCCGCAGACCCGGCCGTAAACGCTTCCCGTTCGGCGTCTAGCGCCCGGCGCAGATCAGCCAGCTCCTGGGTCTTTCGCGTATAGTCGGCGTTCATCATGAAGGCGCCGCGCAGTGAACCCGGCAGGGTATGCACCTCGCCGTCCACCTCCAGCTCAAACGGCTCCGGCCCCGCATCAGGCATGGCTGCGCCCGCCGCCGCGTCCACGACGGTTTGATCTTTGATCTGCATGTCTGTCCTTTCAGGAGTGTCTTGCGGTCTCAGGCCGCCGGGCTCTGGGCGCGCATCCGTTCGGTCTCGGCGCGGAAGGCCTCGATCTCCAGCTTCCGGGACTTGTGCGCCTGGTCCTGCTTGAGCGCCGCCGTCTCGGCCCGCGCGACCGCCAACGCCTGGGCGAGCTTCGCCAGCTCGCCCCGCGCTTGCTCGATCTCCGGCGAGGCCCCGCGCGCCGTCGGCGGCAGGCTAGCCGCCAGCCGCTCGGCGATCTCGTCGGCTCCGGGCCAGTCCAGGTTCCGCGCCAAGAGGTCGCCGATCAGCGGCGCCGCGGCCGGATAGGCGCGGATCAGTTCGATCATCTGTCCCGCCGCCTCTTCCCGGCGGCTTGTGAAGCTCGGCCCCGAGCGCACGGTCAGGTCGTATCGCCCGACCCCCAAATCATGGATCCGACCCACAGCTCGCAGCGTCTCGCCGCCCCGCGCACCTGGCGCCACCGCCGCCGCGCCGGCCTTGCCGTCCGGCCCCAGCACCCGCACCACACGCGCGGTCGAATAAACCTTCGGGATCAGGTCAACCAGAATCCGCCCCGCGTGCCGGATCGCCCGGCTCAGATTGTCGATGTAGTGGAAGGTCGAGACGTCGCCCTCCCGCTGCCGGGCCAGGATCGCCCGCCCGCTCGTTTCGTTCGACCGCGCGCCCAGGCTGGCGTCGTGCAGCCCCATGATCGACTTCATGTCGTCGGCGGCGTTCAGCGCCTCCTGGAGCGGCCCTGCGGGCACACCGGCGAACGGCTGGCGTTGCGGCGGTTCGGGCCCGTCATACTCGATATAGGCATGGGTCTCGGTATTGGCGCTCGCCCACTTCGCGCTGTCCGTCTCAAAGGCGCCGCGACGGCCAATGAAGGGCGCCTTGGGCGCCAGGGCCACCAGCTCAGTCGAGGCCGTCCGCCAGTAGTTGAACATCCGCTGCGGGTCCTTGGCGTCGCGCACCAGCCCGCGAAGCCGTCGTCGCCCGTCGACCATCAGTTCCTCGCCAAAGACAGGCACGATGGGGATGAACCGCCCCGGCCAGTCCACGGTCTCAAGGATCTCGGCGCCCGAGACGATCCGCTGTGTCACCTTGTGGCTCGCCACCTGCCGCGGCCGCCCGATGGGCTTCACGCCCAGCGCCTCGAACAACGCACGCTCGGCCTTGTAGGTCGCTTCCTCCACCACGCGCCCGTCCGAGAGCGCAAGCATGGTGCGGCTGACCCGCTCACGCCGCCACCACTCGGCGACAGCCACGCGATCGCCCTCATGGCGCGAGCCGGCGTCGATCGCTCCGGCGCCTGGCCAGTCCACCGTCTGCGCCCCGGGCCAGCGGGCCAGGAATTCCGCCCGTTCTGGGCTCTCCACGACGAATGCAATGTTCCAGTCGGCGCTGTCGGCCGCGGTCGAGTTGGGATCGCCGTAGATGCTGAACGGATTGGCCACCCGCTCGATCGCCAATTCCTGATCAAAGCCGTCATCGGCCGCATACCGTGTGTTGATCCGGAAGTAGCCGAACCCGCAGGTCACAGCGAAATCCAGCGCCGTGTCATAGGCCACCTCGGCGTCCGAGCTCTGCTCCACGTGCCGGATCAGGCCATTGAACACCTCCGCCGTCTCGGGATCCGCCGCCGAGTCCACCGGATGCACGTGAATGGCCGGCTTGTTCTGCCGCGCATCGTTCACGACCTGTCGAACAAAAGCCGGAAGTCGGTTGATTGTTAGACACGGGCGGCTCTGCCGCTCCCGCTGGCGGCGGACGGTGTCCGGCCACTGTTCCCCAAGCCTGGCGAACCTCAGGTCGTCCAGCGCCTCACGCCGGTTCTCGGCCTCAGCGTCGGCGGCGCGCGCAAAAGCTTCGCGCGCTTCAGAAAGCAGCTCGTCGTCGGACAAGGTTGTCATCCATGGCTGAAGGCCCGCGAAGCCTGCGCCGCGCGGGATCGCGAGCCCAAACGCCCGCGGTGTCAGAAGTTCAGAGGATCAGAGGATCAGAGGATCAGAGGATCAGAGGATCAAAATTCAAACGATCGGGAACCATCCCGGAGCGCGCCATTCGCGGCCGCGCTCACAATTCGGGATGATGGGGAAACCCTACCTCAATTCGCGCGCGTCGTAAAGAACAAAACAGAAACTTTCTTCGGCGCGAGGCTTTAGGCGGTTCGTTCTGCGCTTCGACGCCGGCGCAACAGTCCGCCCACGGCGCCGAAGCCGGCGATCAGCAGAGCCCAAACACTGGGCTCGGGCACGGCCCTCCCACCAGGCGGAGGGGGCGGAGCCGTCACCTCGAAGGTGATCGAATCCACACCGACATTGATGGCGTTGGGACCCCAGCGAAAGCTGACGCCCTGCGCGCTGGCGAAGTCATAGTTCAGGATCTTCGGGGCCGAGATCTCGACTCCGAACCGTCCCGACGCGACATCGGGAAGCCGTCCGCCCAGGTCGATCACCCGGGCCTCGGAGTCCCGGCGAAAGCTGCCCGCCGGAACCAACCGGACCTGCAGGAGCTTCACCGTCGCGCCGTTCAGCGGGATCAGCTGGATCTCCGGAACGCCGGAATCGTCGGTCACCCCGCCGACGGCCACCTTGTCGCCGCCCGCGAAATAGACGCCCGTGTACAAGACGCCCCGCCCCGGGGCGTCAAAGTCGGCGGTAAGCTCGTAGCGGGTTCGCACATCCAAGAGGCCCGCGATATCGCCATAGGTCTGATCGATCGGCTGATAGTTCGCACAGGCGAAGCCGCCGCCGCAGGTCGCATCGGAGAAGTCCAGCACAAAGGTCGCTGCATCCGCGCGCGGCGCAAGCACGGTCAGCGCGGCAACCGCCATGCCAGCGCTCCAAGCCTTGGACGACATATCCATCTCCAACGGTTGGACGGTTCCCCGCACCAAAGGAGCGTCACCCAAACGTGCTTAATGATAGGTTTCGCAAAGCCTCGCGCCGGCTGTTCAACCCATCCAGTGACCGCGCTCGGCCTCGCGTCTCGCGACCGGCGCCGATGCTCCGGCGCCCACCCGATTCAACGCAGACTCGCCGAACGCATCCGCCCCGTGGCTGGCCTCGTCGTGCATCGGCCCGCCATAGCTGCGCGTGGTCCGGTTCCAACGTTTGCGATAGGCGCGCAGCCGTTCGAGGCCGCCGGCGCAATGCTCGGCGTCGAACCAGCAGAGCGGGATCATCAGCCGCGCCGCGTTCACGCGCTCCTCAGGGTCCGTGGCGGCGCCCGGTTCGATCCGAGAAAGGCCAAGGCCCCGAAGCGTCTCCAGCCGTGAGGTGGCCGTGCTGATCTCGCGGGCCGCCACGTCGTGGGGCAGATGATGGCGCCCCCACACCCAGTCGCGTCCGGAGATCGCTCGCCGCACAATGGCGGCCAGGCCCTCGCCCCGGGTCTCGAAATAGTCGATCACGCGGATCTCCCGGCCCGCCTGCTGGAAGAACCAGATCGCTGTGTAGTCATCGACTCCCAGGTCCCAGGCGGTGTCCACCTTCAGCGCCGGGTCATGTGGAACGCGGGTGATCCGCCCGGCGCGCTCCGCCTCGCCGATCAGGCCCGCATAGTAGGCGCCAGGCGCCGCAGCGTCGAAATCCACCAGGTACTCGCTCGCGAACCGCGCCTCGCCCTCTTCGGGCGATCCCAGCTCAGCCACCAGTTCTGCGCGTTCCTTCGCGAGTTGTTCGGGTGTGAAGACGGTGGTCGCCGTGGCCGGTGCTTTCAGCGTGAACCAGTCGGGGTCTCTGGCGCGCGCTTCGAAGGATCGCGTGGCGTGATTGCGCCCCCGCGGCGTCCAAAGGAACATCGCCCAGCCGCCATTCTCCGCGAGGATCGGCCGGATGAAATCCCAGGCCTCTGGCTTGGCCAGCGCCCACTCCGAAAAAACCACGCCGATTGGAGGTGAGCCGACCAGCGAGTTGTAGTTGTCCGACCCCGCGACCTGCCAGGTCGAGCCGTTGTCCAGGTGAATGATCATCTCGGAGTCAATCGCCCGCGCCCGTATCTCAGCCGGAAAGGCCTCATCGATACGCCTTTTGCCGGTGTGCGGATTGATGGCG